GAAGTTTATCTTTATTTAATATTTATAGTGGTGGGTGGTAACTACGGAATATCAGTTACTAACTTATTATCTGGAAAGAAGTTTAAAAAATGAAAAGTATAATGACTAATTCATCACAACAATACAATAGAAAAGTAAGTTTATTATCGCAACAAACAGGAAAAAAGAATGGCAAAAAAGTTCAACGCAGACAAAGCTCCACACGAAAGAATAGCAAAAAGTACTAGTCTCGGTAGACGACCTAAAAGTTCATCTATGAATAAACATAAAAAAAAATCTTGGAAAAAATATAGAGGTCAAGGAAATTAAATTATGGCACTAAAATTATCAGACAAAACAGAAGTGAGTATGCCAATTAAAAATATGGTAGGAATAATTATTGGTGTAGTTATGGGTGTTGTTGCGTACACACAAGTTACTGCTAGACTTACATCTTTAGAAACATCAAGAGAATTATTTCAAGCAGACTTACTTAAAAAGTCTGAACAGAAACCAACAGACCAAGAACAGTTTATGTTATTAGAAGCTGTCTTTGAAGATGTAGAAAAATTAATTAAAAACCAAGAACAGAATATGACTAACAAAGTCAATATAGAATTTCTAAAACAACAGTTAGAAAAAACATTAGCTGATGTAGAAAAGTTAAAAGATAAAGTTAGAAAGAACGGGAACGGACATTAATGATAGCAGAAATTGTAGCACTTCTTATGTTTATAGGACCAGATATTAAGGAACATAGAATACAAGAGTCTATGTCTGTATGTCTTAAACATAAACGTGAAGCCACAAGACAAGTGAAAGCTAATATAGATTATAAATGTATTAAATCTAAAGCAACACTTGAAACAAATATTGATGGCTCTAAATCTATCAAATCACTAATACTAGAATAGTGTATTGTATACTGTGGTTACGTAATGATGATTGGAGTTTGTTTACCAATGAGATATGGGAGACAGAAAAAGAAGCTACAGAATACGGAGTAAGAAATCAATTTAAAAAGAAAGATAAATGGAAAGTTGTTTTATACGACAAAAAATATTATAAAAGATTATGGCTATAGACTATAGAGGAGAAAAATTTTCGGGTTACAATAAACCTAAAAATGCAAGAACTAAAACTAAAAAGTTTGCGGTTCTGGCAAAGGTAGGAAATCAAGTAAAACTAATTAGATATGGCGATGCTAATATGACAATTAAGAAATCAAATCCTAAAAACAGAAAGTCATTTAGAGCTAGACACCGATGTGATTCTGCAACCAGTAAGCTCACAGCTAGATACTGGTCTTGTAAAAAATGGTAAAGAAAAAAACTTGGTCCCGTAACAATCTAACTCTTATATGTGGATATTGCGTTATGTGTAAAAGACAGCTATTGAGTAATGAAGGTGGATGGATTATAAATGCAGAGAAGAAACATTTTTGTGAACACTATGGTTTAAACACAGAAAGTTGTTTTGATAAATATATAAACAGAGGAGATAACAATGTACGGCAAGAAATCAAAAGGTAAACTTACAGCTAAACAAAAGACTTTACCTAAAAACTTACAAGCAAAGATAATGAAATCTAAAAATAAGAAAAAAGGTAGAAGCTAATCATGAAACTTAACGAACATATACCACATATAGTTAAAGAACATAAAACAACGTGTGCAGTAGTTGCTGTTATCATTATTGTTTTAGCAATATTATAAAGAACTTAATTATTTAATTCGTCTCTTAACTCTTTAAATTCTTCGTGTATTGTTTTGTCTTTAGACCAAAATCTTTGACCCATATATTTTAATCTACGATGATGAATGACAGTAGAGTGATCTATCTTTAGCAATCTTCCTAATTCAGATAAACCCACACCATAAACTTCAAGCATTAAATTAATCATAATCGTTCTTGCTCTAACTAAATGCTCATACCTTCTAACACCAAGCAACTCATCTCTTGGCATTTCATATCTCACACATATTTTATTAACTACTGCATTAAATACATTGAGAGGTATTGCTTTTCTTTCAGTAGGTAATTTATCTTTTTTATTTTCTATATGTTCTTGTTTTAATTTTAATTTAAATAGTTCGCCTTCTATCTTTGCTTTGTTTTGTTGTAATGACATACGGAAACCATTTTTAAATCCTGTCTTATAAATAATAAGTTCTCTCTCTGTTAGTTCCCTATACATAGGAGCTTTCATAGCTTGTTTTAATTGTGTGATAGTTTTCATTTGCGTAAAGTACCCTTCTGTTGTTTGCACAACTTATTGTTGTTTTTATAAATCTTTAATTAATGACTATCTGTGTGTCATTAACTGCTCTCTACATTTCGAAACTTCTAAATATAAACTGTAACTTTCAGCTTTTAATTTATTAGCTTTCTGTACTGTTTGAACATACAACTCACTTTTCTTTTGCTGTTTGTCCATCAGCTTCTGTAGTCGCACTTTGATGTCTTCCATCATGCTCCTTCACTTTTGTGTGATCCCATTTAATTTCGTTGACCACTACTTCTACTAACTTACCTTCATTTGAAGGGTCGGCAGCTTTCTCTACGGAATCAAAACTTTCTACATATTTAAAGTTTGCGTCTCCATATCTTGTTCTTATATAAGATTTTTCCTTTTTGTCAATCATTGTAATCTCTTTCTAATATAAACTCTAGGTTTTGTATTGCTTTTAGTATATCCTCTTTGCCATTTTTAAACGAATGTCTCGACACATATTTAATAACACATCCTTCAGCAAATTGCATACGATTAGCTTGTATGTATTCAATGGGTTGAATTTTAAAGTTGTCCTTATAGTGTGAACCACCAATTTGCTTCTGTAATTTATTTTTAGACATAATAACTATGTTTTTTTTTGGTATATTTTTTATTACTTTACTCATAAATTAAAAAAGGTCTTCGTGGCGGGGAAAACAACTAATAAAAAAGTCAAGGGTAATGACTAAAACCCGCCACAAAGATGTCAAAGTTTTTTAGAACCTTGATTGATTATTTGTACCAAATGCTGGTTTTTTAGCAAATGTTTTTTGTGGTGTGAACGATTGTCCGCCACCACCACTTGTACCACTTGCTGCATTAGGTGTGAGTTTAATTGTAATACCACCCGTTGGTTGACCACTTTCGTCTTTAGTGTTCCAACCTGCTTGACTATACCAAGAACCACCTACTTTAACTCCTATTGTCCAGTTTTTACCTTCTGGAGATTTAGGATTTCTAGGTGCTACCCAATCAGGGTGCTTCTCTTCTGTCTTTTTATCGTTGGGTATTACATTAACCCATATTGCTTCTTCCATTTTTTCCTTTTGTTATCTGCAACTTTATTGTTGCACGTTATTATTTAATTGCAATTCTTTGGCATCAGCAATCTTTTTGATTTGCTTGTATGCTTTGGAATTGTTTTTCATAAGATATTGAAGTTGATTTTTATATCTATCAGCTATGCTGTAAAACTGTTTAGAGTTTTTAGCTAACTGAATGTACTCCTTTATCTCTTCGGCATCCACTTTATCATCAAGATAAACTGGACTTGTTTCTTCCTTTACAGAAGAAATTTTATTAAATGATTTGGCTTGATAACCATCTTCATCTTTTATACCTGTCTTTAAATTTAACAGATTTAAGAAAGCATACTTTCTAGAATAAGACATGGCATTACCTGTACCAAACTTATCCATTGCTCCCATTGCTGAACAACCATCAACTATTACAAAGCTAGTCGGGTCGTCAATGTCGTGTACTTTCATTGTACACACCACCATGATCGCATCTGCTTTATCCATAACTTCTGTTAAATAATTACAAGTTACATACAAGTTATTGTCTAGCAATGATTGTGTAGCAACTTCTTGTACAGCATCATGTAGTAAAGGATTAAAGTGCATCCCCTTTACCTTATCTGCTTTCTTTACTGCACCCGCTTGTAAACAAGCTGAGTGTAGTTTTTGATATATGTTTTTCTTCATTGTTTCCTTTTGTTATTTTTTATTATTAGAATGGTAATAGACCCCAAACTTTTTGTGCATAAATAAAAGTGTATGTTGCAACAACTTTTGTTTTATATACTAGCCAAGACATAGTTCTCCTTTTCTGTTAGTTGTTATTATTAATTCCCCAAAGTTTACTAATTAATTGTGTCTGTTCTGTGGCTAAATCTTTATAATAAAAATAATGATTTAAGTCTGGTGGTTCGCACATTAATGCAAGTTCAGACAGATTACCCTTACAGAACATAATCATTCTCTCCCACAATAAAATCTTCTCTACCATTTTAAAATATAAAAACTCTAAATGGTCGGTACGCATTAACTCGTGTTTGTCGTCAAAGATAATATGTTCTTTATCATTCGTGTAAATTAAAAAAGGTTTCTTCTTTGCACACATATAATAAAAAGCAGTTTGAGTTAAATGTTCTATTGTTGGTTCAATGGGTAATCCTTGACTACTCATAGACCATTCTTCTTTGTTTTTAATTTTTCTAATGTTAGGTGGCTTCGTCTTTAATTCAATTATACAATCATCCGTTTCATAATCTATCTTACCTAAAATATCTTTAATCATTGTCATTTCTTTTTTTCTTACATGACGCTCACATTCTAAATCTTTCTTACCGGTAATATCTTGCACCACCTTTTTAGTTACTCCAATACAATCGTGAGCAAAGTCTATCATCTTTTCTTTTGCGTAAGCATCTTTGTCATCTACGGGTGGTTTTTTATTTATGTATGTTAGTTCTTTTTCAAACGACACTTTGTAATCTTTATCCCAATCTGTAATAGCTTTATTTTCTTCTTTCCAAATTTTATTTCCTATTAATCTTTGGACAGTATTGTTGACTAAATTTCCAAAATTAGCTTTGTATCTAAATGCAAATGTTCTTCTCACATCCTGAGAGAAAGTATAGTTAATTAAATTTTTAGCAAAGGGTGTAGAGGTAGATGAATAAGACCAATGATCTAATCCTTTACCATCATTAAATATTGAAAATGCTTTATCTATTTCTTTTGATTTCATAGTTGTTTTATTTGCTTGTATACATAGTTTTCCACTATGTCTATATAAATATTGACTTGTGGATAACAATACCTTATTGGTTATACAAATCACAACAAAAAAGGAAACAATGAAACTATCAGAATGGATGAAGAAAAATAAATTAAGTTGTAGCGATACAGCTAGAAAGTTTGGTATTGTAAATATAAATCCAAGCACAAACGTATGGCGATACAAAGAGGGTCAACGCATACCCAGAAAAGAAGAGATGAAAAAAATATATTTAGGTACAGATAAGCAAGTGCAACCGAATGATTTTTATGACTTCATCTAAACCTAAATTTAAATACAAAAGAGTTAAAATTATTTGGCAAGATATTGTTACTAACCCAGAATGGTTTGAAGATTTATCTGATGTTGATAAACTATGTTATAGTTGGTGTGAAGATACCGGCTACTTATATAGCAAAGATAAAAAGATGTTAAAAATATTTACATCTTATTCTTATGACAATGATAAATTATCTATTGGAACAATTACAGTATTTCCAAGATCAGTAGTAAAAAAAATAGAGGTATTAAAATGACAGATACAGATATGTTTATAGATTATGAGGGTAAGATAAAAGCATTGAGAAAGAAATTGAGAATGTCTAAAAATGTTTCTTCTGATTTAGAAGTTATTATTGAATCACAAAAGAAAGAGATAGACACATTAAAACAAATCATCGGTATACAGGAGTTGCAAATGGACACTAAAACTAAATCAAGAACAGATAAAATATTTCAATTAAAATCTATACTTAAAAAATGTAGAGAAAAAGGTAAGTTTGAATTGGCTATGAAACTTATAGATAAGTATAATATTAACAAAGCAACTTTACAAGAAAGCTATTACGACTAATGAGATTATTTTTATCAATATTACTATTTATATCTTTGACTAGCTGTGCTGATGTTATGTTATTAGGCAGTAGTTATGGTGTTGTTGGTTCATCTAATACTTATGTTAAAGCGTATAATGCAGCAGATGTTGTATCTATAGCAACAACTAAAAAAGATATAAAAGAACACGCATACAATAAGATTAAAAAGAAACCCGTAGATAAGCCTGTCAATCATTCTTATGAATTACAAATGATTGCCGAGCATCTTAAAGAATTAAATAGATTACATCAAGAAGTTAATTTAAAATTAAATCAGCTTACTAATCAAGTTAAGGTTAATCAACATAGTGTAGATACCCGACTTACAGAATTAGAAACAAATAAGTTAGTTGCTTATGCTAAGAAAAAGTATGATGATTTTTTAGCCTTTAGAGAACAAAATAAATCTTATGTTGTTTCTCATAACTCAACTCGACAACTTGCTGTAAGCGTTCAGACTAAATTAAAAAGACAAAAGGAAGATAATGGCTTATAATCCTCTACCTATTTTTTGTACTATTAAACCTAGTTTTATTGATGGTTTAGGTTTGTTCGCTACAAGAGAGATTAAGAAAGATACTGAGTTAGGTATATCACACATTG